AACTCTGTTTGCAAGCTTGTGTATTGACGAGGGAACTCTATGACTTTGCGTTAGAATTTCAACCTCATCACACGCTTCCATAAACTGCTCAACCCGAACGCCCATCCATCGATGGATAGCTTGGTCATCATCTCCTGCGTACCAAACACGTTCTGTTGTTTGCTTTAGTACCTCAACCTGCTTCCATTGCAACGGAGTTAAATCCTGTGCCTCGTCCACAATCAACACCTCAAGAGAAGGGGACGTACCTTGCTCCACGAACAATCGAATCATGTCAGTATAATCGTATTTGTTATTCTCAGCTTTATATAAAGTGTAAATCTCATTAACTTTTTTAAGCATAGGCCAACTTAAATCATAGTTACAAGCGTCATTATATTGCTCTTCTAACGTAAGCATTCTAAGTGTGGCTCGTCCAATCATCTCCAGATACTTGTTTCCCTCTTGAACAGCCGCAGGTAAAATGCCATCGGCAAGACTTGCCGCTGTGTTGTTGCTAAAAGCCATTCCCAATAGCAGTCCAAGCTTTCTGAAATCATAACGGGAAACAACTTCTTCTGCTTTCATTCCCATCCATTGAAATCCTGTTGAGTGCAGAGTTCGAAACCAAGGCACATCTCTATCCGACAATCCAAGTTCCACTGTTGTTCGAGCTTTGGCTTCTTCAATAGCTTTCTTTGAGAAGGACACAAACCCTATTCTCTCTGGAGCAGTGCCATTTTGTAATTCTTGCTTTACGATGTTTATAAGTGTGTAGGTCTTACCGCATCCAGGGGGACCGAGTATAAGTTTCTCAGTCATTTTTCTCCCTCGGAAGTGCATCTAACCACTGTTTAACATCAGTGTCTAACCAACGAACAGTGGTATTTTTCGTTGCATCTCCAAAAATAAACGGTTTTGGAAAATTCTTTTCTTCTACCCATACATAAACGGTTTGTCGGGACACGTTTAACATATCCGTTATCTCTCCAATCTTCATATACTTTCTGTCCTTCCATGCTTCAGAATGGGACATCATCAATCTCCTTTTCGTTTAAAGGTATTTCTACCTCGCTTGTTTCAAATCTAGGAACCCACCAAACTCTTATGTTTGTCCATTTCCCCTCGTCCGTTTTTACCTTATACTGTCCGTGACACGCTTGATTGTTGTTCAATTCTTTTAAACGCTCTTGGATTTGTGGCCTGTTGTATAAAGTAAATCCTCTCTGCCTCAAGAATTCCTGTAACCCTTTCATTGTAAAATATGTTGTGTCGTCCTCGGTCCACGGCTTTCCAACCGCCAACTCTTCGGGAAACTTAGCTCTAATCCGACTCATACAGAAAGTTTCAAGAAGTTCCTTGAATTGTCCTGCACTCGTTAGTTCTTCTGAAACCGCTATCTTCGTTGCGTTATCATAAAGATTGTTTACCACCTGTTGCCAATCACTCGGCTTAACCAATGGAGGCATAAAGTTAATCTGTTCCATGCAAGCTCTCTGGAATTGAATAGGCATTTGCAGTTGTTCTGTTGTGATTTCCAATCGTTTTCCATCAACATCAAGAAAGTACAGTCGAGGTTCAGAAAGTAAAATAGTCATGCCCCCAACTTGAGGAGCCGTTTCCGACGCACCAACCCCGAACGCTCTTGTCTTACACAATGATTTGTTGCAATGACTTGCCATAGGTTCGTCTTTACATGTGTAGAAGTACTCCTTCTTATCCAGTTGGTTTTGCAGTGTCACAACCTCGGAAGCTGGTAAGGCCGGAAGACAATGTTTTTGATTCATTTCTTCTAGTTTTTCCTTCCAAGAGTCGGGGAACTTGCGTTTTAAATAAATACCACAGTTAAACATGACCTTGTTCCTCGTGCCTTCGGGAATTCCCATTGTCAAAAACATCTGCAAACAAGGAGGAGCGTCAGAGTATTGTTCCCTTTGCGTCCCAAAATCTATCTTCTCCAAAGTGGACAATGTCGCTCGTCTCTTGTCCACCTCATCTAAAAACTCTTCCAGAGTCATATCATCGCCATTATCTTTAATAGCGTATCGAACAGTGTTCTTAGCATCAAAGTACGGCAGGTTAATAAAATTACCAACGTCCCCACGATCAGCAAGAATCTGGTCTTGCTTCGGAAAAATCTCGCACCCAGCATATCCTAAAGCCGCAGACATCTCGCCCATGTAATCTCGAAGCTCTGACGCAGTTGTTTCTGTCTTCATAAACAAAAACAAATGAGCCCCTCCAGATTTTGATCTACAAACAATCAATGGTAACTTCAACTTCCGACACTTCTTAAGAATATCTAAATGTTCAATCGGATATGTGTCGATGTCCAAGACACCAAAGTTACACATATTCCTGTCGTTAATCGGGATAGCCCCAACACCTTTACTTCCTTTTAAGTGTTCCTCAATCAAGTCTCGTGTTAGTGGTTGCTTAACAATAAAACTCTTTGCGTCCGTCTTTCCGTTCCGTCTTTTATTACCAATCGTTGTTTGTCCGTGGGCAAGGTCTGACCCTTTAAATGCCGCCATAAAACGGTCTATCACAGACATATACTTCTCCATAAAAAGGGGGAGATTTCTCTCCCCCGGTTAATTAAAACGGTACGTCATCCTTTTCGCCGTGATCTTCCACAACGGCTTTGGCTTCGCCCTTCTCAATTGATTTACGGAAATTCATGGCTTCAAGAAAAAGAGACTTGTCGTCAATCGTCTTAGATTTTTCTATCGACCAGTTAAACCAACTCCCCATATCATTGCTTTCTTCTATGGTTGTAAACTTCCATATCGTAGCAAAAAGTGCAGGAGTTTTTAGTTGTCCATCAGGAGCCTTAATCTTCTGCATGGCAATTTGTGTCTTCCATCGACGAGACACTTTTAACTGTGTCGATTTCATATCGATGATAACAGGTTGAAACATGCCATCTTTATCAAGAAGCAAACAATAATGCTGATCAGTTTTGACAAGTTCGTTTCCATTGGGCAATGTTTCTTTGCCACCGGTTCTCGTAGCCTTCGCAATCTCTGGACTGTCGGAAGGTAGTTCTCCCACAAATCCACCACCGCCTTGATCCCTTGGTATAAACTCCAAGTACTTGGTTTGTTGAAGACACGGCACAACTTCGAACCCTTCTTCTCCAACCCAATAATCGCCTGTTACGGTGTTGAACGCATCTCCTTGTGATGCTCCTTTGATAAACAAAGAATCATTCTTTTTTATCTGTGGAGATAACGCTTGTATTACACGAACGAAAGGTATCTGCAACTCAGAGGTTTCGTAATCAACCCCCTGACCTGCTGTCGCAAAAATATCGTCCATAAGTTCTGCTGGTAAGTTTGACTTACCCTTTTCTAAATCATTAGCCATTTCTATTCCTCCTATTTGGCAGTTATAACAGCCGTTCTAGCGATAAACGCATTGAACGGATCAAGATCGATTGGTTTCCCATCTTCAACACAAGTACGCAAAGTTGCTTTTAATGTTGAAGGATGAACGTGTGTTTTTGTTTCGGGTTCAAAACCTTTTTGCTCCAAATCAGCTATCAGTGACTTGGCAACATTGTCTTCCCCTTTTGCAAAGGTCAGAACAACATCGTTCTTTATTATAGATTCCAAACCATACTCCCTCAAACAATCAAAAGCTTTCTGCTTCTTCTCTTCATCTTTGGGAATACTTGCGGAGATGAACGGTCTTAAACTTACCGAGCCCCCCTCAACGTCTACACGTTCTGTACCCATCTCGTCCATAACTTGTGGAATTATATCAATGGATAGTCGTTGCTTCTCCGCTCGAAGTTCTTTCAACTCTTCTTCTTTATCAGCAATCGTGCTGACAACGTTGTTAAGTTGTTGAACCAGGTTGGAGAGGTTCTTCATTGTCTGCGTATCAACACCGCTAAATGATGTTGGGTCCACGAACATCTTTTCATCAAAAATATCTGTCACCATGACAAGTACATCCTCTTCAGGTTTAAGTTTCAGTTGACGGCATCTCATGATTACCGTATATTTAACATAAGGGAGGACATATATGAAAGTCAACTACAAATTTAAAACAAAACCATATAGACATCAAATAATGGCTTTGGAGCGTTGTACTGGGAAGAAATCTTTCGGGTTCTTTATGGAAATGGGAACCGGTAAATCTAAGGTTTTACTTGATGATATTGCACGACTTTATACAGAAGGTGAAATAGACTTCGCTCTTATCATAGCACCCAAGGGCGTTTATCGCAACTGGGTTGAGATGGAAATCCCGATTCATTTTTGGGAAGACGTACCAACGTATATGTCCAGTTGGCAGTCACCAATGACTTCGAGCCGCAAGGCTGAAATAAAGCGTATGATAAACGCAACGGGAAAAATGAAAATCTTTGTCATGAACGTCGAAGCCTACTCCTCTATTAAAGGTCGGGAGTCGGGGACATTCTTTGGCAAGAAGTTCGGGGACAAAGGACTCATTGCCGTTGATGAATCCACAACGATTAAGAATCACAAGGCCAAGCGAACCAAGGCTTTGATTAAAGTGTCTAGGTTGTTTAAGTACAAAAGAATTCTAACGGGATCACCGGTAACAAATACACCTATGGATCTTTATTCCCAATGCGAGTTCTTAGGCGAAAAGATGTTGGGGTTCTCGTCCTTCTACGCATTTCAAGCACGGTACGCAATTCTTAAAAGCGTCAAGATGGGCGCGTTGTCCTTTCAAAAGGTTGTCGGGTTTCGAAACATAGACGAGCTAACCACGAAGCTCGAAGAGTTTAGCTATCGGGTTTTAAAAAAGGATTGTCTGGATTTGCCTGATAAAACCTTTACCTCAAGGCACATCGAACTCTCCAAAGAACAATCGGACATGTATAAGAAGATTCAAAAGCAAGCGATGATTATGTTTGACAATGGCGAACTTGTTACGGCTCCAGCCGTTATTACGCAGATGCTTCGATTGCAACAGATTCTTTCGGGGTATTTAAAAACCGATGAAGGCGAACTTATAGAGTTTCCAACACAACGATTGGACGCACTCCTTGATATATGTGGTGAGACTTCGGGAAAGATGATTATATGGTCACGGTTTCGGTACGATATAATTCACATCACCAAACAGCTGAATAAAACTTTCGGGGAAGGAACAGCAGCGTCGTTCTTCGGGGATACTACAGACGACGAAAGACAAAAGGTTATTCGGGACTTCCAATCTCAAACATCGGACCTTCGGTTCTTCGTAGGAAATCCTGCAACAGCAGGTCGTGGCCTGACTCTGACCGAGGCCAATACTGTCGTTTATTATACAAATGACTTTAACCTGGACACACGATCTCAATCAGAAGACCGGTGTCATAGAATTGGTCAGAAAAACCCAGTTACCTATGTAGACCTGATTTGCGATAAAACAATCGATGAGAAAATTGTTGCAGCTCTTCGGGGAAAGATTAACATAAGTGCTCAAGTACTAGGAGAAAAAGCAAGAGAATGGCTAGAAATAAAAAAGACATAGCCCAAAGTCTTGATGTCTTGGTAGACTATAAAAAAGGTCTTCTAACAAATGAACAGGCTGTTAGAAAACTCCAAGAATTTACTGGATTAAGTTTCGGGGTTGCTCGAAGCTTTATTCAATCCATTAAAAAGAAAGAAATCAACAACGAAAATAACGTTGTACCTTTTCCAATAATAAACCATGAGGAACAAACATGACAAAACAAACAATAGCAGAAGAGTTTGCACTAAAGAAAATTGAATTAAGATCCCGGCACGGTAATACTATCAGCAGAAGCAAAGTAAAAATGGTTAGAGAATTAAAAAACAAAAAGAACGCAAAGAGGAAAACCAAAAATGATTGAAACGGCCTTACTCTGCCTTGCACTTAACATGTACTTTGAAGCTCGATCAGAACCCATCGCTGGTCAACTTGCCGTTGCTGAGGTTACTCTTAATAGAGTAGCCTCGCCGCATTATCCAGATACAATCTGCGAGGTTGTGCTTCAAGACAATAGCGAAGGTTGTCAGTTCAGCTGGTGGTGCGATGGAAAGTCCGATACGCCAACAGAACCTCAAGCGTTTCAAAGATCAAAGGCACTCGCTAAAATGATGATCGAAGATGGACAATATATATCTGTGGTCGGGGATAATGTAACACACTATCATGCACAATATGTTACTCCATACTGGATCGATAACTTAGGTTATACAAAGCAAGTCGGGAATCATATTTTTTACGCAAAAAAAAACCTGTCTCCTATGCCTCGACCAACAGAAACAATTTGCGAAACCTTGCCGTATCACGTTTATACGCTCAATACATGTATCAAATACGAAGAAGGGTTATAATTACTTATCTTTCGGGGTTTGAATACTAGTCTCACACGTTTCACCTTGGCAACAATCATCAACCACTGATTTACAAATCAAACATTGGTAGTGACCATGGACCAGAATAAACGATGTGAGACTCATGCACCTCGGACATTGGTTCTTGTCTTCTTTACGTTTCAAAAAAATCCTCCTGAGTAGGTCTTAAATTCCAAAACGAAGGACATTGAACAGCATCAATACGTCGAGCCATTCGTTCAGGACAAATGTTTAACTCATTATGATGCCGAGCAACATTTGCACTGTCGGCCGAAGCAAAAGGATATTTGTCTCCAGACATTGATAATCCTCGAAGCATGTGTATCCAGGGAATAACACCTTCTTTTGATATAGCGTTAAACGCTTCATCTGCTCGTCGTTCCCAAGACTCCGATCCTACTTGCCAATATTTACCAGATGAACCAAAACAAAGTTTACCAAAACCAAGAGTCAATAAATGCAAAAGATGATCTATCGGCTCGTCCATATGCCATACCACGGCACTGCAATCCTTACGATGGGGCCACTGGTTTATTAATTCTAAATTATTTTCGGGAGTTCCATCAATGACATCGGGAACAACTGCCCAATGTGGGTGAGACAATCGATCCTCCAGCCATTTATAATAACCGTTCCAATCGGGAGCTTTACCTTTCGTATACGCAGTGAAAGCTCCATTGTCCCACATAACAGATTGTGCGTTTAATAAACACCAATCCCCGTCTCTTTTGTCGGCAAAGGAAACACAAAAGTGCTTCCCTGCCATTGGTAAAAGTTTGGAACGTGGAGTCATAGGTGTTCCATGATAATGAATCAAAGTGTAGAACTCCCTAACTCACACTCAATCTCAACTCCTTGGTGTGTGCCAAAAGTTGTTACCTTAACTCCATGTCCTTCTCCTGTAATAGAAAATGCGTTTGCTATTTTTTCTGTAAGTTTTTCTTGAAACCATTCTTTTCCAGATATTTGGTAAATATAATCGTTAATATTCTCAACCATAATCATTTCTTTTGTTTCAATGATTGCTTTATACGAAATAGTTTCCTTATCGCTAGGACAAATACATGTGAAATTAAAAGTGTATTTATTCACCCTTTAATCTCCACCAAATTAATCCGGCGGCAACCATCTTTGCAAGAACCATAAGAATACAACCAAGAACACTAAAGTATCCAATCATGTATAAAAATACTGCACTATCAATCGGGGTTGCTATTGCCGAAGAAATTAAAATTCTCTGACCTAACGGTTTTTTCGTTACAGAGTAAACACCCCAATCAGCCGTTTCAGAAATAACAAAAGCAACTAAAGATGCTATCGCCACAAAAGGATCAGCCATTAAATAACTTAGTCCAGCTCCAACTAACATTGCACCTAGAACCTTGTGTCCTATTTCTCTTTGGGCATAATCCCTAAGTATAAAGACGGCTCCAACTACAAAAGACATGGGTGGAAACATCTCTCCCAAAAGTGGAATCGGAGCCACATAAACAAAGCCAATATTTACTAAAACAATAGATAAAATATATCCTATAGAAAATTTATAATTAAACATAATCGTCCTCCCCTGGTCCAAAATACTTAGCGTGTTCTCTTTCAATTATAATCTTTAGTTGCCGAGCTATCGTTCGTTGTTCAGCGTCGGCAATTTCTTTTATACGACCATGCGTATCAAGCAAGAGTGCCACATTTCGAAACTCTTGCTTGGGTTGTTTGGTAATCATTATCGTCTCCTTGTATGAATTAACAATAAGACACCTTAACGTTTCAAGTAACAATCGTCCAATACTATTTTCTTGTTACTCGGCAATGTATAGAACCGAGTCCTTACAAGCCAGACCTCACATTCTTGTTTACTATCGAAAGTCTCTTCAAAGTAAACGGTGGGACAAGATTGCTCACCCCCCTCCAGAACGCACATTAGTGCCATTGCTTTCCACATCAGTTCAAATGCTCCTTTATCGCCAGACCAATCTGCATGGAAATTTGTGGCACGATTGCATTTCCTAATCCTTTAAGTCTGTCCACCCTTCTGGGTATCCCATGAGCCACTCGACCCACGTTGGGTTCAACTGTCCAGAACTCTTGCTTTGATTGTCGGTGTGTTGAACGGCTACGTCCAGAGTGTCCATCGAAACTTTGCCGTTCCGAATTCTCCCCCCGATGTATCCCCCCTTGTGATCCCTCGTCGTCGGAGTCGGCCACATCTTCTGCATTTTTTTGTAAGACCTGTGGTTTTCCATCTTTGTTGCCGTCATAACTTCCAAATCTGTCTGCGTGATAACTCCTTGAATCATTTTTTTGTAAAGATTTTGGTACTGACCCTCGCTTCCGTGACCGTAACCCTTCGTTGTCGGAGTCGGCCACATTTGAACTTGTGCGTAAAGACCTTGAAACCTCTTCGGATTCGGTGTCACGTTCTTCGCATCGTCCACCAATGGTGTTTTCCACAATGGTGGTTCTTTCCCCCAACTTCCCTTGTCTCTTTCCTTCATGCTCGGAGACATCTGGTTCGCTTTTGCTGTCGGAGTGTGCAATAATCCAGAGTCGGTCTCTGCGATGGAATGCGTCTTTGGCACAAGCTGGAACAACAAACGTCCTTGTGGAGTAGCCTTCACTTTCCAAGTCAGCGAGCACTTTGTCGAGACCCAAGGCAATGTGACCATAAACGTTTTCGAAAACGCACCAAGTGGGTCTTTTGCATGTAATAATTCTAAAGATGTACGGCCAGATGTGACGGTCATCTTTTTCTCCTTTTCTAAGTCCGGCAACCGAGAACGGCTGACAGGGATATCCGGCGGTGAGGATATCGTGGTCGGGAACAAGTCTCTCTGGGTCATTTGCTAACTCCTTTACATCTTTTTCTATTCGGGTTTCGGGAAAATTCTTCGCTAGGATTTCACGACACCACTTCTCGGTGTCGCAAAACATTATTGTTTTGGACAACTCTGCCCATTGGAAACCGAGGGCAAAACCCCCGATTCCCGAACACAAATCAACGTGCCTAAGTTTCGTCAATTTCTTTTCCTTCCTTTATTAAACAAATATCCATTCTATTTTCTCTTAGTCGCTCGTAACAAACATACAACGTACCTTGCTCCTCGCTTCCATCAATATAGATTTCATCAAAGGTTGACTCTTCATCCTTGAAATAATCATACAAGGCTCGAAGCAACTGATCCCTAGTAATCGTTGATTTTCTTCTACGTTGCATTAATAAAACTCCTCTCTAACATCGACCGACTCATTGCCACATTCATCGCATACTGGGAACTCATACATCTTCGTCCTCCTGATAAGTACCCCAGTTCTTACGGTCATCGCACTCGTTATACCCTTTGGTGTAATCAACGATTTCTTGTGGAGTCATATCTTTCAGTTCAGTTCGCGTTCCATGATATGTACCCTCACTCCAATAGTGAGGGTCCCAAGGTCTGCCGTAATACGCATCGGCAGAACCTCGGTCATAAGGAAAACCATGTCGGTGTTTATAATAATTAGGCATTTGAAATCCCCACATCTACATCAAGATATCCACAAAACATGTCAGCTTCGTCACGATAAAACCATCGTATATATGGCAAGTCTGGAAACTTCTCATGAATTTTTTCCAGAATTCCTGTCGGTGGTCCCCATGCCGTTTCGAATTTCAAATCAACATATTCCTCGTCATACTCATCTTCCCAAGGATCGTTGGAATCTTCCCAACTGTAGGAATTCCATTTCGTTCCCCAGTTTTCACAGCACCACTCGTAATTCCATTCGCCACCGACTACAACTTTCTTCTTCTCGCCAGATAAGATATCAGTCACAGTTTCTATTCCCTTTGGATAAGGAAGTATTCTTTCAAAATCGAGTGGATTATCTTCTCCATTATCCACCCACTTTCGGAACGCTTCCTTCTGATCCAAATCCTTAAAGGTTATCGTAACCTCATTAGTACAATGATTCGGCATTATAATTCTCCCTTAAAATATTTTTTAAAAGCTCCAGCTATCGCCTTTTCTATATCTTCACTATCAATTCGTTGTTTAGTCATCGTCTTTATCCTCCTCAACAGAAACAACTTCCTCAAAATAAGTGTCTTGGTCTTGACTGTTCCACTCACACAATGCTTCGGAATGATTAGTTGCAATCTCAAACGCTTCGTCTTTAGAGGTTGCTTCTATTTGCTTTTCAACTTTATAAGCGTAATTTCCCTTCACTATGAATTTAGGCATCACTTATGTTCCTTTCCAATCTCTCAATGATCGCACTTAAAATTAAGTGCATGGCATAATCCCCCGATGGAGCACAATCAAAACTCAAATCCACTAGGAATAATGCCGTTGCTCGTGCTATCTGGGAAGTCGTTACTCCTTCACGGCTCAACTCTTCCGAAATGTCCAATAGTTTGTCATACACCATCGATGTTCCTTCAAACTCCTGATCTGATTGCGTCATGATGCTTCACGACCATACAAAAGATCGTTCAATCCATTCAACATGTGCATCGCCATCTCTCTAGATATCTCGTCATTAACACGATCATAAATATAAACGTCACTCTCGCCATGCTTCTCAATCCACGCATCACGATCCATTGTCATGGCATCTTCTTCCATGCCGATTAATATATCTTTTACTTTTCCCATGTTGTTCTCCTCTTCTGGGGTTGTGCGTCATTGCACAAAAAGGGCGACTCCAAAACTGAAGTCGCCTATTCACTACAATGACTTTAACCGATCAATCTCTTCCACAAGTTCCTTTATCATTGTTGAAGATTTTTCATTATCTAATGAAATCTTTTTCATATGAACACGAAATCTCCCTTTATCGTCATATTCCTCTTCGCCTTTGCTTGGGGAGGGAATTATTGCACTAATTCTATTCTGTAATAAATTGTGCCGTTCTACATTATGTGGATGAGTTAAAATTTCTGCAAAACGCCAACACTCGTATAATTCAGAAAAATTCATCTTACATTCTCCTCGTTTGCTTCTGCGTAAGTGTAATCGTAAATGTTGTTCGCAAAAACCATAACCTCATCTCCAAAGTTCATCTCGTTTGTGCCTAGAACATTCGATACATCGCCCTTGAACCATCGACGCTTGGAATCCAGTTCAAATATCTGAACCCAAAACCTCTCGCCACCGTCCTTAAACTCACACGCAACCTTAACGAAATCTCCAACGTTCAACGTTGCAATCTCCTCGGAACTCGGAACATGAAACGTTTCTGGAAAATCCCTCGCCATCATTCTTGCATCAATAAAAGAAGTCATTGTATCAACCCCTCAGTAATAGCAAAGTCGTAAAGCCACTTCTCCAACTGACCCAAATCATCACTCTCAAAGTCAGAACGATCCAAGGTCAACTCATAACGTGTGGGTTTCTCGTCTTGATTAATAACAATATGTAAAACATCGTCTGTTGTTAAATCGTCCCAAAACTCTGGGTCTTGAAAAATATTGTACGCATAAACATCGACCTCCCCATGATAGGGGTGGTCTAATGTTAAACGTTCTCTGGTTTGTTGAAATTGCTCAAAGGTCATGATGTTGGAACCTTAATATAATCGCCAAACATATCTTTCGCTTGATCCGTCGAAATAATATATTGCTTGCTCGGATCATCAACAGATCGAACCATGTAAGGTTTGCTCCTCGCACGAGAACGATATCCAGAAAGTTTAACCTTGAGATTTCCATTAATCGTGGCAACCTTGTCTAAATCTAAATGATGAAGGGGAGCCATCTGTTTCAAATCTCGCTCCTCTTTTGAGGCTCCACCCTCTTTCGTGATGTTGACCTTGAACGTTGCACTATGTTCATCATAAGAACAATTCCCTACGACAATAGTTAAACCTAATGATTGAACTCCGTCATGATTTGTGTAGGTATCAATAGATACATCGTTCAACGCTTCTTGCATCTTCTCCCGAATAACATTCAATGTTGCTTTATTAAAATCCATTATACTTCTCCAATTAAATTAAGTTAAATTAAGTAATGATTTAGTGTAAACGTATATGACAAAAATAACAACATTTATTTTAATAAAGATATTTGTCCCACGAGTTGCATTATAACAGTCCTAGAAAGAAATGATTTTTTTATTTTTTTTACTTAATTATAGTGGGACAAGTGGGACAAGTGGGACAAGTGTATATTACAACGTTATATAGTTGAAAAAAGTTTGTCCCGTTTATCTTCTCTTTTGTCCCGTTTGTAACACTTCTACGGCCGATCAGTCTAGGTTTGCGTTTTTGAAAAATTTCTTTTTGTATTTCTTTTAATAAGGCTGTATATAAAAACTCATGGTTACTCGTACTGCAAATACTATCGCAAGAGATGTTGAAGAAAATCAGGATCGTAAATTAACGAATCGTCAACGTGAGTTTGCACGACATTATGTTGAGGGAATATACTCCAATGCCGAGTGTGCCAGAAAAGCAGGTTATTCTCCAAAAGTGGCTCGTATCTCAGCAAGCACATTATTAAATGGAAAGTCGTATCCTCATGTCGTGGAATACATTACCGAACTGCGACAGGAACGTGAACGTCGTTATGGAGTCACAGTCATTGGACAACTTAAACGTTTGCAAGAATTATCCGAAGGAGCAGAAGAGGCTGGACAATTTTCGTCAGCAATAAATGCAGAAAAAATTCGCTCGGCCTTGGGTGGACTTACTGTTGATCGAAGGGAAAGTATTCATTCTCTTGATGATCTGTCCAGAGAAGATATAACGGCTCGACTGGCCCAACTAAGAAAACAATATCCTCAAGCGTTTATCGAAGGGGAGTTTACAGAGGTAAAAGATGGGGACACCAGAGGGAAACTTTTGGAACACAGTTCGCAAGAATCTGCCACCTAACTCATTCGCAACTCGTATAGAAAACCGTCATGGTGGTGGAATTCCAGATGTCCATATTATATGGGATAGTCTGGCTTTTTGGTTAGAACTCAAAGTAACAAAAAATAACAAGGTTTCGTTGTCTCCTCACCAAATCTCGTGGAATACTTCGTATTCTCACAAGGGAGGCGTAAACTTTATCTTGGTAAAGAGGGTCGGGGAGCGTGATCTATTTTTATTTGACGGTGGCTCGGCAGGTCCCTTGTCCGAGGTCGGGCTTGACCTTGAGCCATTGGTTCGGGGTTCGGGGTTCGGGGATATTTTTCGGGTAATTCGGGGTTCGGGGTAATCGGGACAAGTACAATTACAATTATGAAAGGACTGTTAGTACTTGTCCCCTTGATAGAATTGGAGAACTAACAAGTCCGATGACCTTACACCCGACTGCTGCCGAATGCAAGGTTCTTGATTGTTTATCCTACTTCCTGGGTGTAATCATCGTTTAAATTAGTTCCATTTCTTTCGACGTTGCAATTAGGGCAAGCTGAAAGGTCCTGAAACTCTTCCCATTCAGTTTGACAGTCATCACAAAAGAAATACCAATCACCAGAAATCCAACGTTCTTTCACTAATTCTTCTAAAGATAATTCGGACAATTCCTGCATCATTCCTTTAACGTATGCCCGTTCCATTTCTTCCTTGTCATCAGCTTCGTAATTGTCGGTATGCCATTCATCTCGGATATATTCCCAAAGGTCTTCTCTAGTCATATCTCCAGCATTGTCTTCTAGCGATCCTTTTATCTCATTTAATTGTTTTTTATTTGGTTTTGTCATTCGTTGTCCTCCAGGTATTTCTTGATCCAATTGTTAAGGGTTTGATAGTTCTTTAACCCTAACAGCTTTGAGGCCTGAACCTTGTTATCGTTTGAAGCTTCGAGGGCTTCCTTGATACGCGAACGTATCAAGGTTGCGATTTCTTTTTCTAGAGGGATCAATATGCCATTCCCTCTATTTCTTTACAGTCTGAAAGTATAGCGAACTTTTTAAAGTCGTCGTCGTTAGCAGAACCCCCTTCCTCGTTCAACCATTCACCTGACCACGATAGACCAAAAGAACCGTTGCGAGTTGACCCGTCAAGCAAGTCTTTTGTTTCAGTATCAACTGACATATCTTCTATTGAAAAATGACAGTCGTCAGTCAATAGAGAATAAGGTTCCTCATGATCATTTATTTTAAAAAGTTTCGCGTCAGTGTAACCCCCCCGAACGTCAGCCCCTCCGTGAATTTGAAGCAATACATAATCCTCATCATCAGGATTTTTTAAGAACTGACCTTGCAGAACCTGAGAAAAATTATTGTCCCAGTTATAGGTATTGAAAATGTCACCCTCGGCTTTAAACCCCATATCATCAAGTAAACCTGAACCCTTGGAATCAGTTCCAGTGTATTGACCGTTCCATTTACTCACTTCTATTGCGTTGAACCTATGACAGAACTCATCAAGTTCTAAAATCCCACTTGTAAGTTTATGAAATAAAGAGACTGTGACTTCTGGCCATGAGTCCTCAACGTCATAAAATTTTATTGTTGCCGGTGCAGTATTTCTAAAATAGTCAATATCACACCCTTGGTTGCGTTGCCAATTACGACCACCAGCACCCCCACTGTCTAAGAAATGAGTACCAGTATTCTCAGTCAACATTGCAACTATTGTTTGTTCTAAAGTTTTCATTGTTTTTTTCTCCAATTCTAATTTAACAATATAAAAAGTATAAGAAATTTTATAGCGTAAATCAACCCTTTTATATAAAAATTTTTGTGCCCGGTCGGGTTGCTACAGTTTTATTTATTGGTTCGGGGTTCGGGGTTCGGGGCGTTATAGTTCGGGTTCGGGTTTCCCTTTTAATAGTGATAACAAGAACTATTAATACTATATATAAAATTCTTTTGACTTGCTGCCGATCTTTGAGCCGAAAGAAAAAGGCCTCTGAAGAGGCCTTAATTGTTTTGTTCTTTGATTAAGCCTTAATAATTCATTGCTAACTGTGAAATTAAAGCTTGGTTAGACAATCTTATTTTTCCATTAGTTAAGTTTTCGTCAACGCCGCCGTCTATAACGTTTACCATAACATTTTTTTCTTTTAATAACTTAAAAAGCTTTAATGCGTCGCAGTCTTCTTCTAGGTATGCAACGCCGCTTTTCAAATCATAATAGGAATATTCTGAAAACTCTTTGAGACTAATTCCAAAGCCTCGAAGATCATAGCTGGAAACTTTAAGATAACCATGGCCTATTGTATCAATATGGGGAATTGATATTTGTGTATGAGAAAACATGTTCATTAGAATTTCTCCCTAAAGATTTTTTCTACTTTCGCATCGTCTCTTGCTTGCAATGCGTTTCTTAAATCGTCGTTTTCCAAAGCAACATTTGGATCGACTGTGTTTCTATTACATAGCCATAAAAATTCATTTTGAGTCATTGTTTTTTTTCTCCAATTCTAAATTAACAATACCTAAAAGTATAAAGATATTTATACATAATACAAGCCTTTTATATAAAAATTTTTATATCTATCCGGCACCTATCCGGCACCTGGTCGGGTTGCAACCGTTGTCTTCGAGCCGTTCGGGTTCGGGTTTCGGGATTCGGGGATTCGGGATCGGGCTGGTCCTTTTTAATAGGTACAACAATAACTATTAAATAAATATATATATATAAACCTGGATGGTCAGCTGACCAATGGATAAAGAAAAAGGCCTCCGAAGAGGCCTTGATCGTTAAGCTTGCCCGAAAACAAACTCCAAAGGAACTTTTTTGATCTCTTCGATAGTAATTAAAGAATACTCGATCTCTTGAAGTTTTTGTCGTTCTTCTTCTGAAATAGAAGTTTGAGAGTGATCGATAGCCCATTGAATTCTACGTTCAACCTCTTCCGTTAAGTAGTCTTCAACCTCGTGAAAGAGGTTAAAGAACTTGACCTCTGGACTAGTGTCCAGAGTGTCGATTGCATATGTTACTTTTAATTTTTGGTCAAACATTCTTAATCCTTCCAAGCAAATGTATTTACTGTTTGAGTGTATGCATCCTTTGAAGGAATATCTCTGCTAGTAACAATATAATGTCCTTTACCTAATCGAACTGCATTGTCTTTTAACTTCTTGATCTCGTTTTTAATAGCTTTCTCAAAACCTTTTAGAGTTTCAAGATCAGATATCATCTGAGCTTTTTGGTTACTCCTCCATAAAGCGATATTATAAATGCTATGCTTTTCTGCTTTCTTCATAGTGTGTCCTTTCATAGACTTGGTTAATATCTACGATATTAATATTATTACTTGTGATAGTCAACATGCGATCGATCAATATATAAATATTCTTATAGTCTTGTGGCAAATAACACACACATGTAATTTAATGCTTGACAGTGACAATAATGCAACGTTTACTTGTAACCTTATAACAGCCCATCACAAGCTTCTAAGCGTCACTGGCTAGGGGTTACTTGGGGCATAGGGTCGGGTACACGGAAAAGCCAGGCCCCCCTCACCCCCTAAATTTGGAGCACTCGCCGCTTCCCACCCTCCCGCCCTGGTTTTATAGTTTCAATGAGATATATTTTCGTTCGGAGGAAAAACGTAATCTGAGAAGGCTTTGGAGTCCCTAGCCCCCAAAATTATTTCAAATCTAATTTCATTTGCCTCTTATATTTTTTTGGGTTAGGATGCTGCCAACATAATATTGGAGGTTCGATGTCCTATTCCCCAGCTGTTGCTAAGATATTGGTCGAGAAGTATGGTTTTGTAACGCAACCTGACGGCGCGGTTGTTTCTCCAACTGGTTATACGAGGAACGAGGCAGGAGAAACAGTTAAATACACGGCTCCTGCCGCTGATCCGGTAACTCCTGCTGCTCCTGTTGTTGCCGCTGATCCAGGAACCGCGGCCCTTGATCCGGTAACTCCTGCTGGAGCTCTTCCTCCTGAACCTGCACAAACGATTGATGATTTAAAAGCAGCTTTGGATAAAGGTTTAGCTACGGACAAAGAAACCTATAAGTATTCTGGGGATAAAAAAGGCAGCATTGTAACTTTTGATGACGGATCAGTATTAACGCAAAAAGGTTTTAGTTTTAAATATGCGGATGCGGAGGGTAATCCTCTTGAGTTGAATATAAAGCCTGGTTTGAAACAAAGCGTTGATGGTAGCAAGAATCAAGCTCTTAATAAGGTTGTATCCGGTATTAAGAAAGATTTAACGAATAATATTTTTGAAGAGTTTGGCGGTGTGGACAGTGAGCTTGTGTCTGGATACCTTGATGATAAGGCTGCGGAGGCAAAAAGATTATCGGATAAGGACAAGGATGCGTTTTACGGTAAGAACGCTGATTCAACGGGCAAGATTACATCTGGCAAGGATAGGGGAAAAGACTCACAGGCTTTAATTGATCATGAGAAAAGACTTTCTTTAAAATCGGGCGATGGTTTTATAGCCGATCTTGCTCTTGCGAAGGATGATTTGGTTACGAGAGGCGGTCAGCTTGGCGGTGATTTAAAGAATCTTGCAAGCAGTGTTGGCGGTGGTATTACGGATTTGGTTGATAAGGGCAAGCAGTTTTTAGGAATCACGGCTCCTGGTGCTGTGCTGACCAAAGTCGATCCTTTACGTAGACCAGCTGGCTTAGATAATTTTGGATACGACGAAGACGGGGAGGTTTTTGATTCGGCAATCTATAACACAACTCCTAATATCTTTGGTGAGGTTGGCCGAGGTTCTGGATACAATATTCCAACGAGTGTTGGCGGTGGTTCTTCTGATGATGTTTATCAAGATGCTATTTTGCGTGGTGGTGGCGGTTCGTCCGTAGGTCCAGCGGCCGTTGGAACCGATGACCGTGGTTTTACGAGCGGAGTTTTACCGTCCTCGGTACTGGGCGAGGTTGTTGGTGCAGATCTTGGAGACAACCCATTCAGTCCGAATTACGGTTTTGGAGCAGGAAAGTTTCTTCAAGAGAATGACTCAGAGTGGTTTGAGGATTGGAATCGTCGTCGTTTAGAGGCGGTATACGCAGGAGGTGGTCTTGATGGCGATGCGAATCTTCGGTTTATGGATGAGCTTCAAGGTCGATTTGACACGTTTTTAACGGGTGAACGAGGTGGTCGTGGACCAACGGTCACTGTTGGCGGTGAAACTCCTTCGGGTTCGTATGATGATTTGGACGGAGGGTTATCTAGTCTTAATTTGAATGAAGTGAAGACACCAGGTTCGTATGATGATTTGGATGGTATGCTCACGACTCTCGGACAGCCTGGACAATTAGGTGGTGGATCGACTTACGATGATTTAGGTGGCATGTTGCCCACGTTAGGACAGCCTGGTTACACGGGCGGTGGATCGACTTACGATGATTTAGGCGGTGGAGGCGGTCAAGGTGGAGATCAATCAGGAGGAGATGACAGTGGTGGAGGCGGTGCAGCAGGTGGTGGCGATACTGGAGGAGGAGCTTCGGGCGGTGGTGATCAAGGTGGCGGTGATGGCGGTGGCGGTTCTGATCCCGTTGACCCTGGCCCTGTGGATCCTGATCCAGTAGACCCAGATCCTGACCCCGACCCAGATGATCCAATTGTTTATGATCCGCTTGTTCCGTTTATTCCATCGAACATTCAGGTTCCTTCGTTTTTACAGCCAAGTTTGGTTCCTTATTCGGGAAATACGTATGCTGCTCCGAGTATGGATTTCATTCGAGCAAATCAGGTTAATCCGTTTGCCGATCCTTATGCGAATGTCTTTGTAGCGAGAAACGGTGGGATAGTTTCACTTAGATGAACCTAGATAGTGTACCTGAAGAAGCCCTACGGGAGATATTGTCTTTAAAACAGGCACAAGTTCGACTTTCCGTGCGTGAAGAAGCACGAGATAAGTTCATGCCGTTTGTTCATCATGTGTATGAAGGCTTTATTGAGGGTCGTCATCACCGTGTCATAGCTGAAAAGCTTGAATTAATTGCTCAAGGGAAGCTAAAACGGCTGATTGTGAACATGCCGCCCCGTCATTCCAAGTCTGAGTTTGCATCTTACCTTATGCCAGCGTGGTTTTTGGGTCGAAATCCGAAATTAAAGATTATTCAGGCCACTCATAACACGGAATTGGCTGTTCGATTTGGTCGTAAGGTGCGAGATTTGCTTGAAGACCCTGCATATAAGGACGTTTTTCCAAAAGCAGAGTTAAAAGCGGATAGTAAAGCGGCAGGACGGTGGGAAACCGAAGCTGGGGGCGAGTATTTCGCTGCTGGTGTGGGTGCGGCGGTCACGGGTCGTGGTGCAGACTTGTTTATTATTGATGATCCGCACTCGGAGCAAGATGCGTTGAGCGAATCTGCGTTTGATAACGCATTTGAGTGGTATACATCTGGTCCTCGACAGCGTTTACAGCCTGGAGGAGCGATTATTGTTGTTATGACCCGTTGGGGCATGAAGGATTTAACGGGTCGATTGATAAAATCCCAAGGATCGGACGTTTTATCTGATACATGGGAAGTTGTAGAGTTTCCGGCGATTATGCCGTCAAATGACCCATTATGGCCTGAATTCTGGGGTAAAGATGACCTTTTAGCGGTCAAAGCGTCCCTTCCTGTGGGCAAATGGAACGCCCAATGGCAACAACAACCGACCGCTGCGGAGGGTGCAATCGTTAAAAAAGAGTGGTGGAATCTGTGGGAAAAGGAGAAAATACCTCCTGTGAAGTACATTATACAGAGTTACGACACGGCGTTTAGTAAGAAGGAATCGGCTGACTACAGTGCGATAACAACGTGGGGTGTGTTTAATCCAGAGGACGGTGGTCCTGATAATATAATACTTATGGACGCTCGGCGTGGGCGTTGGAACTTCCCAGAGCTTAAAGAAGCGGCAGGAGAAGAGTATGAGTATTGGGAGCCTGACATGGTGATTGTGGAAGCGAAAGCCAGTGGAATGCCTTTAACGGATGAAATGCGAAGAGCAGGAATTCCAGTTATGAACTATACACCGGGCAAAGGTCGTGATAAGGTGACGCGAATGCACACGGTTGCACCTCTGTTTGAAGCTGGCATGGTGTGGGCTCCTGAGAAGAGTTTCGCCGAGGAAGTTGTGGAGGAATGCGCTGCGTTTCCTAACGGAGACCACGATGATTTTGTAGACAGCATGACTATGGCTCTGATAAGGTTTCGACAAGGCGGCTTTATTACGCTAGAAGGAGAAGACGACATGACCGAGAGTTGGTATCCAAAAGAGAAGGAGTATTATTGATGGATTTGCAAGAACTACTTCAACTGCTAGAAAAATCTAATAACATTGATACTTCCAGAATGAAAACTGTTAAACCAAATTCTTCAGGTGTTTCTTCTAGGATGAAATATTATGAGCCAGAACTTTCTGAAACTGAAAAAGAAATGATGGAAGTAATGCGAATGATTCGACGAAGACAATCGTTAGACCGGGATTCTTCTGGAAAAATGCAACTTTTATCTGGTGGTGGCACTGTTAAAGCCATGAAAAACTTTAAAGGAACATTCTAATGGCACTTCCCCCTAGACCCCCCTCATCTTTAATTGATTCTGGCCTTATGCAAGGTGGAGCAACGGAAGACCTTCCTTCTGTTGACGTAGATATACCTCAAGCTGAAGACTTTGCAGGAGGGGCAGAAGTTATAGAAGACGGCATGGGCGGTGCGATTGTTCAAGCTCTCGAAGGTATGCTTGAAGGTGAGGCTGAAGTTGTAACGGAAGAGTACGATCATGATGCGAACTTGGCAGAAGTTTTGCCGGAGGGTATTTTGGGCGAGATTTCTTCTGACTTAAGAGAGAAGTACGAAGACGATTTAGAATCGAGTTCCCAGTGGCGAGAAGCGTACACCAAGGGTTTGGATTTGCTTGGTATAAACTATCAGGAACGAACACAACCGTTTCAAGGAGCTTCAGGAGTTACGCATCCGTTGATATCGGAATCGGTTACACAGTTTCAGGCACAGGCGTATAAGGAGTTACTTCCTGCTGGCGGTCCTGTTCGAACACAGGTTATGGGTGCTCAAACACCAGAACGTGAGGCACAGGCTGTTCGAGTAAAGGATTTCATGAATTATCAAATTATGGAAGTTATGGAGGAGTTTGATCCTGACATGGATCAGATGCTGTTTTATCTTCCTTTGTCTGGATCCACGTTTAAAAAGATATATTTTGATGGACCGAGAGACAGGGCTGTTTCGAAATTCATTGGTGCAGAAGATTTAATCATTCCATATACGGCTACGGATTTAACCACGGCTCCTCGTGTTACGCATGTTTTACGTATGGATGAGAATGAATTGCGTAAAATGCAGGTTGCACAGGTGTTTCGTGATGTGGATCTGAGCACGAGTGATTTGGAAGACGATCCGGTAAGAGATAAGATTGATAAGCTTGAGGGCGTTTCAAAGAGCTATTCCGATGATGTGTATAGTATTTTGGAAATGCACGTTAACCTTGATATTGAGGGCTTTGAGGATGTGGACCAAGAAGGGGAGCCAACAGGTATTAAGCTTCCTTATATTGTGACCTTGGATCACGGTTCTGGAGACATTCTTGCCATTCGCAGAAACTACGACGCTGACGATCCGTTTAAGCGTAAGAGACAGTACTTTGTTCATTACAAGTTTCTACCGGGACTAGGGTTTTATGGTTTTGGTTTGATACATATGATTGGTGGCTTGGGCCGTGCTGCTACAAGCATTCTACGTCAGCTGATTGACGCTGGTACACTGGCGAACTTACCGTCTGGTTTTAAAGCTCGTGGTATTCGTATTCGTAATGACGATGAACCGTTGTCTCCCGGTGAGTTTAGAGACATCGATGCTCCAGGGGGCGATATAAGAGGATCGATCATACCTCTGCCGTTTAAAGAACCATCTGCGACTCTTGCACAATTGCTTGGTTCGTTGATTGAAGGAGGCCGTCGATTTATCTCTATTGCTGATCAACAGGTTAGCAACATGAGTCAGGACATGCCTGTAGGCACGACTGTTGCGCTTTTGGAGCGTGGCATGAAGGTTATGTCTGCCATACATAAAAGGTTGCACTACGCACAGAAAACAGAGTTTCGTTTATTAGCAAGGATTTTTTCGGAGAACTTACCCCCGATGTATCCTTATGAAGTTGCTGGTGCGCCCTCGGAGGTTAAGGCAGAGGATTTTGATGACAGGGTAGATATCCTCCCAGTCTCTGACCCTAACATCTTCTCTATGGCCCAAAGAGTAACCTTGGCTCAGACACAGTTGCAGTTGGCGCAGTCCAATCCACAACTGCATAATCTGCAAGCCGCGTACCGGCGCATGTATCAGGCTTTGGAAGTACAGAACATTGACGAGATACTTCCACCACAGCCGGAAAAACAACCTATGGATCCAAGTATAGAGAACGCTCGTGCGTTAATGGGCGAAACTCTACAGGCATTTCCACAACAGGATCACGATGCTCACATCGCCACTCATGTAGCCTTTATGCAACTTCCGATTGTGCAGACATCTCCACCTGTCGTGGGAACGTTTTTTGCTCATCTGCTAGAGCACATTGCACAAAAAGCTCGTAATATGGTTGATCAGGAAATGCAGCAAATGCAAGCCCAAGCACAGCAAGCAATAATGATGGCACAAACGGGAGCAATGGATCCTATGATGGCACAACAACAGATGCAGCAAGCACAGCAGGTTAATCCAGATCAAACAGAAGCTCGTGTTGCTCAAATAGAAGCACAGCTTGTTCAGGAACTTACGGCAATGCTTGGACCACCACCAGGACAACAGCAAGATCCTCTTGTTGCAATTCGACAGCAGGAACTTCAGATTAAGGCCGAGGAGTCTGACCGAAGAGCTATGACAGATCAAATGCGTTTAGGTTTGGATCAGGAGAAGCTACGTCAGCAAGCTATGACCGATGCCGCTCGACTAGAGTTGCAAGAACAAATTGCTGATGACCGTTCAGACGTTAATCGCGAACGTATTGATGTTCAGCGACAAAGTTCATTAAGAAGGACATAAGAACATGCCCGAACCAATAACTATCGCTTTATCAGCTTTTGCTGCTGTGAAGGCAGGAGTAGCTGGTGCGAAGTCCATGGCAGAACTTGGAAAAGATTTAGGTACTTTATGGCAAGCCATAGATGACGTAAAAGCGGACGCAAAGGGTGCTAAGAAGTCTGGTGGTGGTAATGCTATGGAGAAGTTCATAGCCTTGAAACAAGCGGAGGATTTAGAGCATAACTTACGCAACATAGTGCTTTCTACAAGAGGAGAAGCTGGCTGGAAACAACTTCAGGCATTAAGAAAGCAAGAAAGACAACAAGAGGTTGAAGGCCGTTATCAAGCGACAAAACGTAAAAATCAACTTGTAAACGCCCTAGGAATTATATGTGCAATGCTCATCACTGGAGTTGGTGCTTACTTTATGATTATGTTTGCGATGAAATATCAATGATGAGGGATGGAGCCAAAAAGAATAATTTGGATTACTATAATTTTATTGTTGCTTGCTTATCATCACGCCATAACTTTTGAACCGAAATGGATGTTAATAAAATGAAAAAACTAAGCAAAGATAACCCTTTAAATAAAGCTGACTTGGACGGTGACGGTATAGTTACAAAAGAAGAACTTGACACGCATGAACGTTTTATAAAAATAGATAATCAGAATAGAAAGGAAGATCAAAGTCGTTTTATGATTTTATTTAGTTTATTTAGTGTTACAAGTTTTATTGGTCTTATGATGACTCCTTGGGTAAGTATTGAACGAGTTCAAGTGTTGCAGCCTATAGGAAGTACTTGGGTCATAGCTAATATGGGTATAATTGGTGCGTTCCTTGGTATTAATGGGTACACGAAGATTAAGGAAAATGGAAAGTGAGCGAGAGAATAACAGCAGCTGAAAAAGCAAGGTTAGAACTTGTTGAGATCGATAAAAGGGTCGTTGCTTTGGAGACTGAGATTCATATTCAGTTTAAAGACCTCTACAATCGTGTTAAGCGCATTGAAGCTTGGGCAATTGGGTCTGTTACTTCAATTATTCTTTTACTGTTAGCGATATTATATAGAATGTAAGAGGAAATAACTAATGTCAGAAACAAAATTAAAAAGAGTAATAAAAGGTTTGAACAAAGCATCTAAAAGTCATGCAAAACAAGCAAAGACTTTAAAAACGGTTTTAAAGAAGAAAAAAAGTAAAAAGTAATGTATGAGTATGCGATAAAAGAAATCGTAAGAGTTGTTGACGGTGATACTGTTGATATTGTTATTGATCTTGGATTTAATCTTTCTAAAAAAGAACGTGTGCGGTTAGCAGGAATCGATACTCCTGAAAGTCGAACAAAAGATTTGGAGGAAAAAGAAATGGGACTACAAGCTAAAGAGTTTCTTAAACGTAGGTTAGAAGAAGGTTTTGAATCTGGTCTACGAGTAAAGACGGAAAAAGACGGAAAATATGGACGTATGCTTGGTTGGCTCTTTTGTGGAGATACTAATATCAATTTAGAAATGATATACAGAGGATACGCTTGGGAATACGATGGAGGTAAGAAAGAAAAAGATTTAAATGAATTAAAGTCTAAAAGATGATAAAAGAAGAAAAAAAGAATGGCATTGTAGTTAAGAATGAGCAAAACGAGTTTGAACTTAGTTTGCGTTTTCTTGGTAATGAATTGATTGCTATTAAATTATCAGCAACTAATTTTAGTGGAAAGTTAATCGTATGGAGCATACTGTTATTGCTATTTAGTTTTATGATATTTGAAGTGTTTGGTTTAAATTCAATGTTAGGATACGGTGTAGAATAAATTTTAACCCTAGAGGAGTCGCTCGATAATGGCAAATATATACAACCCCCAAAAAGAAGAAGAAATACTAACACCTTTTAGTCCAATTTTAGGCTATAAGAAAATGTCTGCTGCTTTTGTTGAAAAATGCAATAAGGCTATAGATGATGAGATGGAGGATTGGTCTGGTAATCTTGTCGGTAAAGTTAAAGAAGAATTAAAGTGGAATGATGATTTAAACAAAGCATGGACGGACGAAATGGGTCAGTTTTTAATGCGGTATCAAAGTCATGCAGAACTTTATACATCTATGGGTACACGAAATATAACACCAGATGTTTTGGATTA